ATGCAGGAGTTCCCTATGCTGCTAATTTAGCACTTTATACTGGCGCAGATTTTAAGACTACTTTTAATGTAGTTGACACTTCTGATGTTGCTTTTGATTTCCAAGGACTAACAACAACTTCAGTCTGGACTGGATCATCTCAAATGCAAAAAAGTGCAGGTATTGGTGCTACTACCACACCTTCAGGAACCTTCACAGTAGGTTTTACAAGTGCTGGTGGTGGTATATTTGAGATATCAATGGGATCCACTGCTACAAGAGATTTATCGGAAGGTAGATATGAATATAATGTTCTAGTAAGTTCTGGAGCAACAATTTACAATATAGTAAACGGTAATATTTTAGTTCATACTGGCATTGCCTCCGCACCATCCTAAATATTATAGAGGTAGAGTATAAATGGCACAACCAGGAAGTAGATCTGAATTTAAACAATATTGCTTAAGGCAATTGGGTGCTCCCGTGCTGGAGATTAATGTTGCCGATGAACAGTGTGAAGATAGGATTGATGATGCTATTCAGTATTTTCACGAAAGACACTTTGATGGTGTAGTTAGAACTTATCTTAAGTATCAAGTAACTCAGGCGGATATTGATAGAGGAAGAGCATCTGTTTTAACAGGAAAGAAAAGAACAGGAATAACAACAGAGACTGCAACAGCAGATATTGCAGGAACAGATCAAGATTTTAGTTGGTATGAAAATAGTAATTATATACAAGTTCCATCATCAGTAATTGGAGTAGAAAAGATATTCCGTTTTGGTGGAAGTAATGCAATATCCAATAATATGTTTAGTATTAAATATCAGTTATTTTTAAATGATATTGCTTTTAATCTTGGATATAATGGACTTCTAAGTTATGCTATGACACAGACATATTTGTCTGATATTGATTACTTATTAACCACTAGAAAACAAATTAGATTTAATCAAAGACAGGATCGACTATATCTTGATATTGATTGGTCTGCATGTGAAGTTGATGAGTTTATAGTTATGGAATGTTTTAGACTTCTTAATCCTAATGATTATACAAGGGTATGGAATGATTCATTTTTAAAGAAATATGCTACTGCTCTTATTAAGAAACAGTGGGGGCAGAATCTATTAAAGTTTCAAGGTGTTAAATTGCCTGGTGGAATTGAAATGAATGGAAGGCAAATCTATGATGATGCAGAAAAAGATTTAGAAATTATTAGAGAACAAATGTCCAATACTTATGAACTTCCACCTCTGGATATGGTAGGATAATGTTATGCTCAATCCATTTTTCCAACAGGGATCTACATCAGAACAAAATTTAGTACAAGATTTAATCAACGAACAGTTGAGGATGTATGGTGTTGAGGTGCATTATCTTCCTCGCAAATATATGAATGAAAAAACTATAATACGTGAAGTTGTACAATCCATATTTAATGATTCATACCCATTAGAAGCATATGTAGATAATTTTGAAGGATATGCTGATAATCCCACTTTACTTACAAAGTTTGGTATTGAACAAACTAATGAAGTAAATCTTGTTATTTCTAGAGAAAGATGGGAAACTTATATTCAACCACTATTAAAAAACGAATCTAATGTAAAGTTAACTACCCGACCTAAAGAGGGTGATCTAGTTTATTTTCCATTAGGTGATCGTTTATTTGAAATTAAATATGTTGAGCATGAAAAACCATTCTATCAGTTAAGAAAGAATTACGTCTACACTCTTAAATGTGAACTCTTCCGTTACGAAGATGAAGTTATTGATACTGGAGTGGCTGAAATTGATGATAATCTAATTGGTGATAATGCAGATGGAACATCTGAAGATGGTTTATCAACACTACTAGGATCTTCTCAGACTCTAACTTTAGTTGGAACTGGAGCAACTGCAAGTGCTGTAGTTGGTTATACTACAGATGGTGCTATTAGACTTATTAACATAAGCAATAGAGGTGGTGGTTATAGTGCCATTCCAACTATTGGAGTAAGTTCTGCTCCTACAGGAGGAGTAACTGGTATTCTCACTGCTACTATGATCAGTGGAATTAATGTATGTAATTTGAATATAAGTAATAATTTAAAATCTGTTCAACAGGTTGTAATTACAAATCCAGGTGCTGGATATACTTTAGCACCCACAGTTCAAATAAGTGGTTCTGGAGGGTCTGGAGCAGCAGGAACAGCATTTATAGGTGATAATACCATAGGTATAGTTACTATCACTTCAGGGGGTTCTGGATACACTACAGCACCTACTGTAACGGTCTCTGCACCTAATGTAGGAGTAGGAACTACTGCTACCGTTGAAGCGGTTGTAAGTGCTGCTGGAACAATTAGTAATCTTCATATTGTTAATGCTGGTGCTGGATATACTGATACTCCAACTATTACTATTGGTGATCCTTCACTTGACAATAGTGGAAACTTTAAGTTTAATGAAATCGTTACAGGATCTATAACTGGTGTGAAGGGTAGAGTAAGAACTTGGAATGCAACTACAAATATTTTAGAAGTAGCAAATGTTTCTGGAATGTTTAGTATTGGTGAAGATATAACTGGTGGAAGTTCTGGTGCTGTTCATGCTCTAAGGGTTGTTAGTGAAGATCCTCCAGAGGATGGATTTGCTGATAATGTTAATATAGAATCTGCTGCAGATGATATTTTAGACTTTAGTGAGCAGAACCCATTTGGAATTCCATAAATATAAGATACTAGGACTATAACAATGTTTGAATATTTTTATAACGAAATCTTGAGAAGAACCATTATTGGTTTTGGAACTCTGTTTAATAGTATTTCTATTAAGCAAAGTGGTGGAGATACTGACGCTAGTGTAATTAGAGTTCCTCTTGCATATGGACCTACTCAAAAGTTTTTAGCAAGATTAACTCAGTCACCAGATCTTAATAAATCAACATCTTTATCTTTACCAAGGATGTCTTTTGAGTTTACTGGTTTGACATATGATCCATCTAGAAAGGTAACTACTACTCAGAAAATTATAATTCAAAATCCAGATTCAGATACTCCAGATGAGAAGAAAGCATATATGCCTGTTCCATATAACATGGCATTTGAACTTGCTATTATGTGTAAATTAAATGATGATGCATTGCAGATAGTAGAGCAGATATTACCATACTTTCAACCATCATATAATCTTACAGTAAATTTAGTTTCTGCAATAAAAGAGAAAAGAGATATTCCTGTAGTTCTTGAAAATATTACAATGCAGGATGATTATGAAGGAGATTTTGAGTCTAGAAGAGTTCTTCTTTATACATTAAGATTTACTGCTAAGACATATCTCTTTGGTCCTGTTACAGATGCTTCCAAGGATATTATTACAAAGTCTACAGTCAACTATCTTACTGGAACAGATACATCCAACGCACAACGCAATCTTACATACTCTGTTGTTCCTAGAGCAATTCAGAACTATGATGGAACTGTTCTTACTAACTTGGCACAAGATATCACTGCTACTCAAACCACATTTGAAGTTGAGGATGGTTCTTCTATTACAGCATCGTCTGGATCAACAAGTGTTTACATTGATGTTGGTGGAGAGGAACTATATGTTAAGGCAGTTGATGGTAATAAGTTAACTGTTAAGAGAGGACAAGATAAGACTACTAAAGTTCCTCATGTAAGAGGAACAGATATTAAGTCTATTACATCTGCTGATAATCTATTGGTAGAGGAAGGAGATGACTTTGGATTTAGTGGAACCCTAACTGGAGATTAAAGTGAAAAACCATTTAGATGATGCTTTCAATATAACCCCCACTGAAGTCACAGTTGATGAAACTGATGTGGTAGTGGGTGTTGATAGAGAGAAACCAGATAGACTTGCCAAGGATGATATAACTAAAGACTATGAGTATACTCGTGGTAATCTTTATAGTATTATAGAGAAAGGTCAGGAGGCAATTAATGGCATTCTTGAACTAGCACAGGATAGTGAGATGCCAAGAGCATATGAGGTCGCAGGGCAGTTAATTAAGAGTGTCTCTGATGCTACCGATAAGTTAATGGATCTTCAGAAGAAACTTAAAGATGTTGAAGAAGAGACCACTCAGAAAGGACCAAATACAGTTAATAATGCACTCTTTGTTGGTTCCACAGCAGAACTAGCTAAGCTATTAAAAAATGGAGTGAAGGATCAGGATAAATAAAAAGAGGAGAGAAATCCTGAAGTATTAAAATACTCATAAAATGCCGAAAGACGAATTGCCGTCGTTGGATGATTTTACGGAGAATCCCGTAGAATTACCATCAGTCGATGAATTTATAACAGAAGAGAAAGTTGTAGAAGAATTGCCTTCGGTTGATGAATATGTTGTAGATATAGAAGAAAAAGTAATATATGAAAAACCAAATTTACCTTCAATAGAAGAAAAAATAGTTGATGAGTCTTTACCAACTATTGAGGATTATGTTGAGGAAGAAGAAGTAGTAGAAGAAAATATTGAAACTACGGGTGGTATTTCTGTTCAGGAATATAGTCCTGACATGCAATTTAGAGATTATGAATTTATTGATATAATCAAAAGACCTGAGTGGAAGGAATTAGTTGGTCTTGTTAATGAAGTAAGAGATAATATACCAGACATTCCAGAAATAAAATATTATGATGATGACCTTGAAAAAATATCAGAAACTATTGAAGAGGTAAGATCTCAGATACCAGTAGTTCCTGAAGTAAAGTATTATGATGAAGAAATAGAGAATGTTAAACAATCAATCTCTGAGTTACCAGAGGTAAAATATTATGATGAACAGGTAAGTGAACTTGATAATAGAATTGATAATCTTCCTGAAGTAAAGTATTATGATGATGATTTAAATGCTATAAAGGATAAGTTTAATTATGAAATTCAACAATTAGCAGAAAATATTGAAGTAAAAGATTTTGAAAGCAGAGTTGATGTTGATTCACTTAAAACAAATTTAAAAGAAACTAGTGAAAAAATATATGAAGAATTAAAAAAATCTTCTGATAGAATACATGAACACAAACTCCATTTAAAGGATGATGATAGGAAACTAAAAAAACAAATATTAGGTCAGTATAATACTTTAAAAGAAAATATTGAGAAGAAAGTAAAGGAGTTTAATAATAAAAATATTGAGTCTCAGAATGTAATTACTAGTTCTCTTAAGGAATATTTTGATGAATTGCAGGAAAAGATTACTAATCTTCCTGAAGTAAAGTATTATGATAGTGATATTAAAGATGTAAGAAAGGATCTATCTAAATTAAAAACTAAATTTACTGATACTGGTTTAGATATTAATGAACTTCGCAATATTGTAGAGGAATTAAAAGAAGCACAGAAACACAGTCTTCAAGAAAATTTATTAGCAGAACCACCAGAGGTTGATAATGAAGATCCTTTAACTCCATTAGATACAAATTTTGTTACTCTCGATCAACTACAAGAGCATTACAGATTATTTGTAAATAGAGTTCAACAACAATTAGCATCATTTGGTGGTGGTGGAGAAACCAAACTCCAATACCTTGATGATATTGTTGGTGTTGCTACTAATTTAAGTGCATATAATGGTTATGTTTTAAAGGTAGATACCTCCCTTGATGCACCATATAAGTTTAAGTTTGTAGAAGAAAGTGGAAGTAGTAATACTGGATATGCTAATACAGCAGGAATATCAACATATGCAATAACTGCTGGAATTGCTACTGATGCAACCAATGCTGGATACGCAAAAACAGCAGGTATATCAACAATTTCAACATATGCAGTAACCGCAGGAATTGCAACATATGCAGAAACTGCTGGCATAGCAACTTATGCTACTAGTTCTGGTATAGCAACCTATGCTCCTACAGCAGGAATTGCTACTGATGCAACCAATGCTGGATATGCAAAGACAGCAGGTATATCAACTACTTCTCAAGGTCTTTCAGGAACTCCTAGTATTACCGTTCAGGATGTAGTTGGTGTTGCCGCCACCTTCACAGGAAACGTAACTATCGGGGGAACTCTTACATATGAAGATGTAACTAATATAGATGTTGTTGGTCTTATAACCGCACGTAGTGGAGTTGATTTTGG